AGCCAGTCTACCAGAACGACTGTTTCTCTTTTGTTTCCGCTGAGGTTGTCAACGTAGTGCATCACTTTGAGGAGCATCGGACGCTCAAGACGAATAAACTCTTTTGTGTTTTTGATAAGATGTGCAACGATATCATCGCCGCTCTTCAATTTAAGAATCTTGAAGGGGGTTTTGCTCATTCCGTTCTCCCTGTAATGGTATTGAGATCACTGAGTAGTCAAACTTCTCAGCATCGTAAATCTTTTTACGTTCTATAAAATGACGAAGAGTGTGATTCTGATACTTTTTCCACGACAAGTCATCACAGATGTCGTAGAGTCGTGCGGTGCTTTTGTGAACAGACTTTCTAAGTTGTCTTCCAATACTCTGTAGCACCCTGACCCGACTCTTTGACGGTGACGCGAACACAATATTATTTAGGCGACGGATGTTTATACCAGTGCTAAATGTTCCATATGATGCCAAAATGATACCGTCATCAATTTTTTCTGCAATATTTCTTGCGTGTTCGCGTTGTTCTACATCTGTTCCTCCGTGAATGAAAAACACAGGTTTACCACAATTTTTTAACATTTCGTGAAGAACCTTTCCGTGTTTCTCAACAAACTGAAACAGAATCAGAGTGTTTCCTTTTGTGCTTTTTGCCAGATCACAAATAAATTTATTTCGCCTACTATCAGTTATCAGCCACTCAATCTCATCTTGATATGGCGTTCTTCTCATCAGTTGCCTATTAGAACCTGTGTAGTTTAGCACCAAACAGTCGATAGTCAAGTTAGATAGAAGATCTTGCTCCATAAGTTTCTTGGTGGTGATTACCTTTTTAGTTGGACCGAACAAACCCTCAATCACAAGTTTGTGAGTCAACATCCCGTCTAGTGTTCCCGTCATCGCAATCCGATAGGGACACCGTGTGAGTTGAGTCATAATTGAACTCAGCGACTTCGATTTGAACAAGTGTGCTTCGTCGCCAAAAACTGTTCCAAATTGCTGAAAGTATTCTTTTGGCATTTTGTGTAATGATTGCCATGTTGATATCACGACTCTCTTTCTTGTATTTTTTTCCTTGCCTGCATACATGATGTGACAGTTTTCCACGGGGTTCCAGTTTGAGTCCATACCGGCGTAGTCACGAATGTCTGAAAACATTTGTGATACCAGTCCGATGGTCGGGACAATGATCAAGACTTTTTGATCTTTTGGTAGTAAATTTAAATAGTGCCTCAGAAGCGTATAGATGACCAGTGACTTACCAGAGCCAGTGGGTGATAGCATCAGACACCTATTTTTATTCATAGCGTGTAAGATGGCTTCTTTTTGGTGTTCGTGTGGATCTACTCTTTTACCACCAATGCTAATCTTGATGGATTCTAAGAATGTCTCTAGATATTTTTCTGTAACAGGTGAGGGAGATCCTCTATTCGGAACCTCAAGACTGTAATTACGATCCTCACAGAATTTGTGAATGTATGCCTCTAGACCTGCATAGATCTTTTGTGAATATAAGTTGTAGAGTTTGATCTGCCCGTCCCATCTTTTTTGTCGATAGGCAGGCATGAATTCTCTTCCCGGCACTTTGAAAGTAAAGTGATCTGAGAGTTCTTTTGCTAAGTGCTTTTCACAACGAACACGGATTTGAGAAGAATCCAAGTCCTCAATAGTAAAATCGGGCATACATTATATTTATGCACCGCCTAAGAACTTCCTCCAGTCAATAGCCGCTTTGATCTTCATGTGTCGGAAGGAGACTTCTTTGACAACCTCTTCAAGATAATCCACGATTGACTTGATATAAACAATCACTTCTTTTCTTTTACACAGATCCTCATCACCATTGAGATAAATCCCAATATCATTACGAAGAATCTTGTGATCAAAAGGCTCCCATCCACGCTCACGCAATGTCTGTTCGTCCATTTTCCCACTGTAATATTCCCACTTCAAGCGGTATAGGCGATTGTATTCATTTGTTGCTTTTTCTAGCCTCAACTTCGCATCATGATAAAAATTAAGATACTTGCTGTGAAGTGCTGGCAATCTCAAAGACTCGGTATCGAGTTCAGTGTCATCAATACGCGAATCTTGTTCTACATGTTTTCTAAGTTCACTAAGTTCCATAAGAATCTTTAATCCCTTTTCTCGTTGACACTCGGATTATAGAGTTACCCAAAGGCGTGTCAAGAGGAAATCAGACAAATTCGTAGAAATCAAATGCAAAGGTAGCCGTGGCTGTTCTTGGTGCTAAATCCGGGTCTGTGGAGTCAAACTCAATGCCAGAAAGGGAAACAGGCAAAAGATTGTGGAATCTAATTTCCTGAGTCGGAACCATGGCACTATTCAAAATATGAAGACTGCCCTCGGTAAAGTGGGTGGTGTCTTTATCTTCAAAGTCATCATAACTATTAACCAAGTAAATGGTTCTCATCCAGTTGTAGAGTTCTCTCCAGTTTTCAAGTTTCTCATCAATAATAAATTCAAGATTTAAGTTTGCGAATGATACTTTTGTGCTAGGATGATTCACGGCTGAGAATCTAGTTGGCTGTTGAATCGCTCCCACAGAAGCAAACTCAGGCAAAGTCACCTTTTGTGCAAAATAATTGATTCGTGGCAATCTCTTTATTGAAAATCTATAAAAAGTTTGATAAAGATAGTTTGTGGTTGTTGGCTGATTACTAACGGGACTGGTGGGATTAGAATTTTGAAATCCCTGTGTGTATCCCGGCAACTGATTGCCATTATTAAAGATAGATTCTTGTGTGGTTTTTCCTGCCATACTTTATTTAGGTACAAAAAGATAAGGGGGCTTTCGCCCCCTCATCCGAAGTATTTAATTGTCACCTAAGATTAGGCGTTGTTACCGTGCAGGTTCAGAATACGGAAGATTCTGTAATACTGGTTGCTTCTATTAGCAGCGGCAGCATGAGGATCTGAACGGTCAGTTCCACCACCAGACACGAACGGGTTATTCACCAGACCGTATCGGGTCTTGAAGCCAATCTTCGGTTGGAAGTTGGTTTCGTTGACTGCACGAACCATTTGCAACGGAACGTATGGGCAGTAGAACATACCTGCGTCGTAGGGGCTAGAGCCTCTATAACCGACGAGGGCATAGTCAGCACCGGACACGGAGTATGGGTCAATGTAAACCTTCATACGACCATTGAGAGTACCAGCAAAGGTGTTGCCAGTGTCATCAACCGAAAGGTTAATGTCAGGGGTCGGGGTCAGGTTCAAGAAGCCGGACATGGCGAGTGCCGAAGCAACGTCAGAGGTGCAGAGAACAAAGTTGCCCTTACCACGACGAGTTTCTTTAGCAATCACGTTGGCTTCACGTTCCATTTGGAACATCAGACCACGGAACTTCTCAGCGGACCAACGACCATCAGAGTCTTGCTCAAGGTCGTAGATACCACCGAAGTCGGTAGCGAGAGCAGCACCGGAAAGACCGTGGTTGCTCTTATAGAAAAGGTCGGCTTGTTGTGCGCCGAGTTTAGCGTTGTTATAAATCGTTCTCACAACTTCACGGTTGATTTCAGCGAGGATTTCAGCCGAGAGAATGTTAGCGAGTTCGACTTCCGCATCAAGACCGTGGATAGCCTTAAGGTCTTGGGCGAGTTCAGAGGTGTATTCAGCCTTCAATGCACGGGTCTTAGCAACGACGGACGTACGGTCGATGGTGAATGACATCTCTGCGAAAGTAGAAGTCTCAAGCGTAGCGGTAGATGCACCAGCAGCGACAGGAATCGCATCAGCACCACCAGCGGTGTTAGCAGCACCACCAGTACCACCAGCGGTACGAGTACCCAGAGGGTCACCAGTGCCACCAAAGGCGGGGAAGCCTCTAGAAGCGGTCGTACCGGGAGCGGAGTTCGAGAAGTCAGTTGGCGACTCGTCAAAGAGTGCTTCACCTTCTCTACCACCAGCACCAACAAAGTTAGCCTTCATCGCAAAGATCAAACCAGTGGGACCAGACATAGGCTGGACACCACAGATGTCGTATGCGATCATGTTAGGCATGGCTCGTCGGACGAGTGAGATCAGAACGGGGTCAAAGCCAGCAACAGTGTTGAATGCACCGTTGGTGTTGATGAAACCGTTAGCACCGGGGACCGGGGCAACACTGGTTTCTTCTTTCAAGGCTTTCTCTTGGTTTTCAAGGAGAATCGCAGTCACATTTCTACGATAGTTATCCTTAATGGGTTCCATTCCTTCACAGTTGAGGACGGGTTCCCACTTCTCCTTGAGGTTTTCAACAAGTACGTTGTCCATTTGGGTTATTCTCCTTTTTGTGTTTTAGGAAACACGGTTTTGGACTGCCTTCGAATTGATTCTCGAAAGCATGTTAGTGTATGCAGACATTGTGGGGGAAAGATCAACTGATTCTCTCACAGCATCTTCTTCATTAGTGGCGAACTCCTCAACGAGAGGGGTTTTCACTGAATCTTCTTCATTGAAGAAGTTTTCTTTAAGCGTGGAAAGTTTCTCTTGGAAATCTTCCACGTTGGTAAAATCAAGATTTTCTACCATCGAACGGAATTTTTCTTCGTCGGAATCAGCCAAGTCGCGTGAGGCAGTTTCATAAAGTGCTTCACACTGTGCCTTGACAAGTCCTTTCGAAAGTTCAATATTCTTTTCGATGGATTCGTTAAGTTTAGATTCAAGGTCATCGATCTTATCGTTCAGCCCCTCGACAAGATCATACTTCTCATCGGGCATTGCGACGTAATGAGTTTCAAAGAGGTTCTTAAGACCAATCATAAAGGATTCGGAGATGTCTGAACGAATGCCGGAGTCAATGGCGACTTCGTTTTCTTTTCTCCACTCCTCTACGACATAGGTGAGGTACTCGTCCAGTTTGGATGCAAGTGCTTCTTTTTCCTCATCGAGTTGGGCTTCAAATTCTGAATGAAGTTCTTCTCTAACGGCATCAACTCTCATGTTGACGGCTGCTTCAAAAACAACACCAGCCTTTTCTTTAAACTCTTCAGAAAGTTCTTCACCAGTGAAAAGATTGCCAAGTTGTTCAGCCATAGGAGTCATTTTTTTGGTTTTCTTAGCACCAAAATCATCTTCCTCTTCTTCATCACCATGCATGTCTTCCTCTGCACCCATCTCTTCATCGGGCATCATCATAGAACCCTCTTCGGATGGCATCTCCTCATCAGGCATACTATACTCTTCCTCTTCGGGTTTCTTAAGATCAAGTTTGCCTGCATCATCAACCACTTCGGCTGATGCATCAGATGGTTTCATGGCAGGAGTTGGTGCTTCCTTGCCAGTTGGTTTGATAGTTTCGGGGGTAACACCGTCAGCAGACGTTGACGAAACGCCATCTGCGGAGGTATCATCTCCTTTACCGTTTTTCTTTTTCATAGCCTCTGCCTCGACGTAAGTTTCATCGATTGAAGCGACTGATTGAGCGAGAATTTCCTTCGCAGTTTCCAAAGCGTTTTTGAGACTCATATTTGACTCCTATCTCCCTTTATGTATCTTTGCTTAGATTTGAGAGGAAATCTGCGAACGCATACAATTTCGCTTCCTCAAGTTGTGATCTCGAAGCACGTTCGATATGCTTTTTGTGAGATTCAATACGTCGAGCGGTGAGAATACCGTTTTCCCACACCCACTCTTTGCCTTCCATAATACCTTGAACATATGCGTCCGGTGCAGATGGATCAGCGACAATATCAACGGCTGAAAGTGAGAAATCTTCTTGCACTTCGTTGACACCATTAACTTGTTTCAAGGAACCCATACCACGGGAAGAGACACCAATTTTGACACCCTCTTTGATAAGATCTTTTACAATTTTACCATAGGGAGTATCAAGGATTTTTGCCTTTCCGTAAATATCGTTCCCATCAACACGAAGTTCTTTAATCAGGTGCGAAACTCTTTCGAGATTAAGTTGGGGACCATCGGGGTGACCGAGTTCGCCCATCGCACGATTTGTTTTAACATATTCATTATTGTATCGCCGAACTTCATTCATCAAAGTTTTCTGCGGATACACACGACCATTGCGGTTCTTTTGCTCTGCTTGCATGAAGATACCATCAATGTGATATTGCTTTTCACCATTCACTTCTTCAGTGACAAGATTAATATTGTCATTTACTTCAGTGATAAGAAGCATCAGTCGGTTTCCTTCTCGGCTTTGTAGTTTTTGTCAACATAGTTGAAAAACTTTTTCTTGTCCTCTTCGGACTTAAGATCGGCTGGTGAAGAGATGCCAAACTTTTTCATTGCCTTTTCAAAAAATTCTTCGTAGTCATTTTTTTCTTCATCAATATTTTTTGCAAGGTTTTTGGCAACGACATCTTTTCTTTCAATAACGGCAGACTGCAACTTGTCTCTAAGCAGTTGGGCAAGTCCCTCTTCGGCAGCCGTGTATTGTTTATTTGAAATCGCGTCAACAATGTTTACCGTATTCATACGAGATCCCTCTTAAGCCTTTCTTGAAAGTATTGAATCATTTGTTGTGCCTTCTCATTTGAAGATGCAAATGTTTTTTCAAACTTTTCTTTGTTCGTATTATTTAGCCTCTTATGTATTTCAAGAGCCATTTTTGTGTCCTCAAAAGTCATATTTGTCACAGATCCATCATCATGCTCGACAATCAAGCCATCTTTTCCTGTCAAAGTGAGACTCTCAACTGTCGCTGGCTTTGATTTTTCTTTAAGATCAATAATTTTTTTGATCTCTCGTTCTGCCTGCTCGGCTGACAAAAAGATCTCAGTTCTCTTATCATCAACATATGCAGAGACAGGGGCAGATGCACCCATTCCGAGTTTTTTCAACGTAATTACTTTGCCTTTATACTCGAATGACTTAAGATAATATTCCTTTGTCATTTCAGGGTCAAGAGCGATGTCCTCTTTGTCACCCTCTTTTGATGCCTCTTCCTTTTCCTCTTTCGGTCTATCCTCTTCTTTTTCTTCAACAATATTTTTACATCTTTCATTGATTGAAGAAATAGTTTTCGAAGCAAGCATTGACGTAAGATAACCCTTAGCAACATTGTCGGGTGCTGTAAGGATTAAATCGATTGCGTTTCTTGCTTCTTCTTTCATTAGAATCCCATGCTTTCTGACTTGTCAGGCAGTAGACCATTTTCTCTTTCAAACGAGATTTGTTTATCAATTTCCTTCATCTCAGAATCAGTCTGACGTAGAATATTTCTTCGCACATATTCACGGGAATAGTAATCACCGATGTGATCATTAATGTCCCGTAGAATATTTAGTCTTTCTTGCAATACCTCATTTTCTTTACTTTCAGTGAAGTATGAGTCTGACGCAAATTCAAAACGAATGTCTTGCTGAATTCTGTACCACTCGTCATCCTTGAGGATACCCTTGAGCAAACATTGAACACGCAGAGCATTCGTAAACAAAAGTGCAAATTTGTTTCGAAGTCGCTCAATAAATTTAACAAAATTCAGTTCATCTCTGGTGATCTCTGACGCTCTACCCAT